TAGAGAAATTAGCCGACAAATATCAAGGCTGGACTAATAGCGCAACATGGAGCTGTGCTTATCTGGTACAACAAGAAAGGGCAGCATATGAGGCATTAACCGCTATTCGGAAAGTTGGTAAACAGGTATCAGCCGACGATGTTAAAAATCAGTTTAACCGGCTAAATCTCAAAAAAGATAGCTGGACTATGGGAAAGGTTAATTGGCAAGAGATTGCAGATACACGTTATAATAATGAAGAATATACAGTTGATTAGTGCAATGCATTAAATCGGCAAGCACTTAACTGTCGCTAGTTGCCTTAACTGTCGCTAGTTGCCGATTTATTAGATTGTAGCCAATTAACAAATAAAGGAGAATAAAGCTATGTTTAGCATTTATTTGATTGACAATAACGGTAAAGGCTCTTATCTATCTGTAAAAGGTAAAACTTCATGGAAAACCAAACGAATAGCTATTAAGCACGCTAACGATATAATGAGCTGTAAAAATCCACCTTGGCAAACAGTTTTAATTGAGATAGAAAACGAATTCGGTGAATTAGTCAAAACTATAAAGGAGAAACTATAACATGAAAACCTTACTTATAATTTGTTGCTTGCTTGCATCAGTTAACGCCGATGCAAAAGGTAGTACTGGCAAAGCTCTTAAAAGCGGCAAGCTTCCCGCTATGACTTCAGGAAGTGTACTAGCTCCGAAGACTGTCAAGATTAGCGTAGTCTCATATAAGGCATGGTTCGATCGGACAAGAGGTTTTAGGGAATTGCGCCTTGAAAACAGCAAACTGGCTAAAAACTAAGCTCCAAATTTGCCCTACAGAGGTACTTTAGACCACGACGCATATACTAGCATGGCTGGAAATAGACCGGCCTTTAAAGGAGGTTCAAACTATGCACAAACTAACTGGAAATTTATTGAAGATATAACCGATGGATACAAGCTTTATTTTCGCTTTGTTGAATGGAAAGGTAAACCTGTAAAGATATTTCAATGTACTAAGGAACAGCCTAACGATAACAATGAGGGAGGTTATTTTGATAAAGATGCCGCTTGCGCTTATCATTAACTGCAAAGAGTTGCCTTAACTGTAATCGCTTGCTAAGTTAAAAGGAGATTGCTATGCATAAATCAATAACGGTAATTAGTGATATGGGAACTAAGCACGAAATCTTTTATTGGTTTACAAGCGTAAAGCGTGCAAATTTGTTCATGGAAATAAATAGAGATTATGGAGTTTTATGCGTAAGAGGGAATAGAATTTACCTTGAAAAATTAACTAACAAAGGGGTTAAACTATGAAAGTTATATTTGTAGACGGTAGTAGAATGGCATTTACAAGTGTAATTTCAGTTAGGTATGTAAACAACCAAGTTGTAATTAGTCATGAGGGCGGCTCAAAAATATTTAATAGTACAATTGATTTAATTTCAGAAATAAACATAACATTAGTTTATCCGATGGTTCGAATAAGCAATAGCATACCTACTAACATAAAGGAGAATAACTAGCATGGGATTCTTTAAAAAGCTATCGGCACAACTGAGTAAGCTAGAAATTGACATTATCAAGAATAACCGTAAAGACTTGTTTCATAACTTGTCAATGGATAGGCAAGGCGAAGTAACGGTAATACTTGCTAGCTTAACTGTCAAGACTTGCTAATCTTAACTGCTAACAGTTTCTAATAAAGGAGAATAACTGCTATGAATAAACATCAAATTATTGTGGGTAACATTGGAACAGTTTACGACGGCAACTTGCTTAAAGAAGCTATGATAACTTATAGCGAATATCTAAAACAGTCTAAAGCAGGATATGGCAAAGCTTCCGGCGAATCAGTTGTTTGGTTTATAGACGGTGAACCGTTTAAAGAATACATTGGAACTATTGATAGTGAGGACTAGCTATGATAAGCGCAACTAGCATTGAATACGTCACAAGATACCTGTTTAAAGGTAAACCGTTGAAGTCTATTTGTAAGAAGTTTATAAAAGACTTTGGTAACGACAAGAACGTCTTTATAGGTGAAGTTAACTTTACAGCCGACGAATTGTGTCAAGCTGTATTAACCGACAAAGCTAAACAAGCTTTAAGCACTGAACCTGCTAAAGTTAATGCTAAACTTGAGTCTTTGGCAGGATACTTTAACCTTTCTTTAACTGAGTTGACTAGATCATATAACGAATTGAAATAACCCTTAACTGCAATGCTGTACTAACTTAAGAGGTACCGTCATGCCTGAAAACGAATTGAGCATATCTTATATTGAAGTCGTGAAGCTGATTAAGCAGTTTGATAAATCAGCGCGCTTGCGTCAACTCAAAGCAGATATTGCCGCTGATAGAATTGGAGTAATCTTCGCCTATCGCAAAGATAACACGGCTTTTGAAATCAAACGCTATCGTACTGGCAGATTTATCAAAAAGATGTTTGCTTAACTATTTGTGCAACTCAACTGAACTTGCCTATGATCAACGTCAACTATTATTCCCGCTCAACGACAATTAAAATTCCCGTTTTGGGATGGTGGAACGGAGGCGGCTGCGAGCTTGCGATGCAGCCCTTCAGCCGCCCTCGTTTTTTTAGAGGTACTGTCGCTTCAATTTCTCTGCCCTGTTGCGGCTGAACCCGATATCGCCCCGCGAGACGTCGTAAATGTACATAGGGTAGTCGTATCCAGACTTGATGAGCAGCCCTCCTTCGCAGTCAGCGATCATAGTGACACAGTCACTGCGGCGGCTGTAGAACTGGGTCGTGTTGTCGTCGGTAAACTCAATGTCGAGGGTTACCAGACGGCCCTTTTGGGGGTCATACACCGTGCATTCCATAGCGCGTCCTCTCATTTCTGGTCGTGTTGAGGCTCTGCTTGAGCCTGGGCCTTTTGGGATTCCTCCAGCCGGTAACTTGGGACGTTCAGTTCCAGGATTACGCTGTGATGAACAAGCCGATCAATGGCCGCCGCTGTGGTCATCGGATCCTTAAAGATCTGCTCCCACTTTGAGAAGGATAGATTGCTGGTAAGCATCACGCTGCTTCGCTCATAACGGTCGGCAAGCAGTGTGAAGAGGACCTCCATTTCTTCCCGGCTTTGCTGCACATAGCCGATGTCGTCAATGATCAGCGCCTCGTAGCGGGCGTACTGTTTGAGCGCCCGCGCCAATTTCAGGTCCCTCTTCGCGACCAGAAGCTCTTGGACCAGGAGGCTACACGAGGTGAAGCGCACCTGCCGGCCCTGATGGACCAACTCTTGTGCGACCGCACATAGAAGGTGGGTCTTGCCGCCGCCAGGAGTGCCGAAGGCCAGCACGTTTTCCTTATGATCCAAGAAGTTACCCTTGAGGAGCTGGGTCAGTTGTGCATCCACCTTTCGCGGCAGTCGCTTGCGGTTGAAGGCCTTCAGGTTTTTCTCCAGGGGCAGCTTCGAGTCCTTGAGCAGGCGGGCTATCCTGGCGTTACTGCGTGCTTCACGCTCCCGTTCCGCCAACTCAAGAAGGTAGCTCTCATACTCCCAGTTGTCCCGACGGGCGTTTATGGCGGTCTCCTGATAGCAGCGTCGAATGTTTGGGAGGTGCAGTTCGGTGAGGTAGCGGTGCAGGCGGCCGGCTTTCTCCTTTTCACATTGCATAGGCCACCTCCTCCCCAGACAGGAGACGGTCGTAACAGGCAAGATCGACTGCAACCACGCCTACCTCGGTCACAGGTGAGGGAGGCTGCTGTGCCCGCAGCAGTTGCTCCACGGCCTCCGCCGTGATCGGCTGCCGTCCGCACAGTTCGGTCAGAGCCGCAGCGACAGCCGTTTCGCTCTCGTGCGCAGCCAGCATCAAAATCTTTAGGTATTCGCGGGCGGCCACTTGCTGTGTGTGGCGCTCTTTGAGCTCGTCATAGGCGACCCGGAAGCAACTGCCCGGGAACATCTCCTCGCGGTACCGGTAGTTCTCGAAGGCCCCCGGCTTGCGCCGCAATTGGTCGATCACGTGCCTATAATTGATGAGATGCCGGTTCTTGCCGCGCAGGCGGGGCACCGTGTCAACCCGCTTCTGGGCGTAGTAAAGATCAAGATGGTCGGCAAAGAGCTGCACCTGCAATGTCTCGCCAATCAGGCGGCTTGCCACGGAATAGGTGTTGTTGCTGACCCGGATGGTGCTGGCGCGACCGACGCCTACCTCAAGGCGGGTACAGCTTTCCAGGCGTCTTTCCGGCAGGCTGCGAAGTAAGCGCTGCTCCTCCATGAACCGCTCCCGGCGGCCGCGGTTAAGCCTGGCGAAGAGCTTGTGCAAAAAGTCCCGGTACTCATTGATGTTGTCGAAGTCGAAGCTGCAGCGCAAAAGAAGGGCCTGCTGCACCGCTCTTTTGAACCTGTGGTTACGCTGCTCAACGTCTCCGTTCTCGTTGGGACTTGCGGCCTGACTCTTGCGCCCGATGAGCCCATAGTGCTTGAGCAGGGCTTGGTAGCGTTGCGTGAATTCCTCGGCGTGTAGGGCGTTATGGACTGCTGCCGTCAATCGGTCAGTCTGGTGGGTCCGCGGTACACCGCCTAACTCCCACAACGCCGCCTGCAATCCTTCGCTGAGGCTTTCGAAGCTCTCCGAGTAACAGATGCTGCCGGTTTCCCAGTTGGAGTAGGTGAGCACGAAATGATAGACGAGGTGGTCAAACGGCTGCTTGTTGATGGTGATCCCGAGCTTCCCCATGTGCGTGTAGTCGGATTGAGCCAGTTCGCCGGGGTGGTGCAGTTGAGGGAAGAATGCTTCCTTTGAAGGACCTTCCAGGGCGCGCCACCGCTTCACGCGGCGCTGCAGGGTGCGCAACTGCCCGTCAGAGAACGTGTCGGGGAAACGGCGCTGGAGATCCTCGAAAAGGGTCTTCGCCTCTAGCCCCGGGTTCTCGACCAGTTTCTCACGTACTTCCTTCCAATGGGCTTCAAATGGGTCGACCCTAGTGCGCCAGGTGTGCTCCATCATGAGCTCACTTGGCAGTGTGCCAGATTTCAAGTACTTGCGGGCTGTCTTTTCGTCCATGCCAGCTTTGGCAGCGGCGATGTAACCAGTGTCTTCTGTTTGCATCAGCTTGAATAACCTCCGTACCTGTTGATTGGTGACCATCCGCCATCCTTTCTCTAAAGATGGTCGGAGTTTACAATTCCCCTACAATTCCGGGAATTCTAATTGTCGCCAGGCGGGAGGTTTAATTGTCGCTGATCATGCCTATTAACTATGAACACTTGCTATAATTAATGGAGGTTACAATGGGATTTTTCAAAAAGCTATCCAAGGAACTGACTAAGAAAGAAATTGAAATGCTTAAACATGACAGAAGAGACTTGTTTCATAACTTGTCAATGGATAGGCAAGGCGAAATTGCTGTAACACTGAGTCGCTTAACTGCCGGGACTTGCTAACCTTAACTGCAATCGTTTGACGATAAAGGAGAATGCCACAATGGAAAAGGTAATATTTAAAACTACGCTTAAACAACTAAGAAAAGAAAAAGCTTGTATATCAGATTATAATAAACTTGTTTGTTCACTATCAGGCAAAACTTACGATGAAAAAAAAGAAACTTACATTAGATATAAACATGACGCTCCAATTAATTTATTGACGATTTTAGAAAGTAATGACGTACAAGATTGTTTATGGTCTTTACGCGCTGTTAATCATCCCGAAATAGAAAAGATAGCTAGACACATTGCATGCGATTGTGCTGATATTGTAGCTAATGACGAACTAAAAGATATTATTGCTGTTAGTCGTAAATTTGCCGATGGAAATGCTACAAATAATGAATTGTCGGCGGCAAGGTCGGCGGCATGGTCGGCGGCAGAGTCGGCGCAATCTAAAATTATTAAAAGTTATTTAACTTACTGAAAGGAGTTACTATGCTAAAAAACTAAATTTAAATGGATTATAGAATTCATACAGAAAATTCACAAATATGAGTCGAGCTGGACATGATTTCTGGCTCACCCGCAACGGTCATGGTGCGGGCTTTTGGGATGGTGAATGGTATAAAGAGGTAGGTGAAAGGCTAACCAAAGCTAGTAAAGCATTTGGCGAAGTTAATATTTATGTAGGCGACGGTGATTTGATTTACTGCAATTGATACTTAACTGAAAGTACTTGCTTTAACTGCAAAGACTTGCTATAATATCATGTATTTAACTATTAACCTTAACCAATGGAGAGCTTAAACATGTGCCAATTTAAATCTGCTATTATTCTGAAAGATCATGTTTACATTTCTAAAGTTTCCGAGTCGCATACAACAATGTTAGAAGAGTTAAAAATTGAAGATAATCAACGTAATGCTGAAAAGCGTTTTGTTAGAGCTGAACTTGTCCCGCTTAACAATGACGTGTTTTCAGATATTGATACCTGGAAATTTGTTGTAGATCAAGACATTATTCCTGAATGGTTTGTTAAAGAATATGAAGAAACAAGAATACGTGAGGCTGTAAAGCTTTGGGCTAAAGATCATATTTTCATTGGTGTTGATGATTTACGACTTTCAGAAGGAATGTTTTACTTGAAAGATTGCAAAAATTCTCATTGCAGCAATACCACATCGGAACATTACGGCAATGCCACATCGGAACATTACGACAATGCCACATCGAAACATTACAGCAATGCCACATCGAAACATTGGGGCAATACCACATCGGAACATTACGACAATGCCACATCGAAACATTACAGCAATGCCACATCGAAACATTGGGGCAATACCACATCGGAACATTACGACAATGCCACATCGAAACATTGCAGCAATACCACATCGAAACATTACGGCAATGCCACATCGAAACATTGGGGTTTTTCTGTTTCTTGTTTGCCTGAATATTCCAGTGTTGAACATGAAAGTATTATCCTTATGGAAAACAGCACGCTCAAAGATTGCAAAGAAAAGACTATTTATCAATCCGGTGATTGGAAACTTGTTTTAGTTTAACCGGCTTATGCCGATAGCCTTTAACTAAAAGGAGAAATAAATGAAAAGCAACGAGCAAAGACACGCCGATTGTAATGAAGAGAAGGCTGAATTACTTAAAACCGCTAGGCTTTAGCTACAGAGGCAACGGCATATTTTATCACAAGCTGACAGATAGATGCTTTGACTTTTCAGCATTTGGAGTTGAAGGAATTTGCTACTAAATATTTGTGGATGGATTTAAAACGGGTGAACGTGATCTCAAAGAAAAGATACTTGATTTAGTTGATTAACTGTCAACATGTGTTGTTTAACTGCCGAAGCTCGACAATAAAAGGAGAATAAATGCAAACTGAAATAAAAGATAACAAGCTAATTATCACAATCGATCTGCTAAAGCCTTCATCTAGCAAGTCTGGCAAGACGCTGATAGTAGCGTCAACTAACGGTCCTTTTGTTACTGATTGCAAAGTAGCAGGTAAAGTTGTTACTATCAACATCAATGCTTATATTGCAAAGTGAGGATACTATGTTTACGCTCATAATAATGCTTATTATTACACTGGCTGTTTTAACTCACTAAAGGAGCTGAAAATGAAAATTAAATGTTTAGCTAATATAATTGATTTTGACCACTTGTTAACACCTATCACTTTTGAAAGTTTAGAACTGTAAATAATGCGAGGATATATTATATTGTTTATATCTTTGGGTTTAGAGTTGCTTATTTTGCTGTGACTAAATTCTAAAGGAGACTGTATGATGAAACGTATTGAAATTAAAAGACTTAGAGCGACAATTAAGCGAGTTACACGGGATATTCAATTTGCTACTTCTGAACCTAAAATGGCAGCTTTGAAAGCAAGACTTGAAGAACTTGAAACATATATTAAAATAAACTAAGGAGATAAAATGAATTTTACTATCATAAGGAGCTATTATGCAAGTACAAACGGTTAAGCATAACCTTCATAAAGTTAAACCTTCTTTACCTCAAATGGAAGAAACAAAGGAAAACAAAGAACGTATTAAGCGAATGATGATAACTTCTAACTTTGATCTAAGGGGTATCGATAGCAAAATACAGGTAATGCGTAAAACACCTCTTTGCACAGGCTATATGATCTTTCTCAATGCAAGAGGATCGCTTGCCCACATTATGCATCATGACGATCTTGAGGACGCTGATTATCGTGGAATTATGCCTATTGAACGATTTCCTATCCCTCTGAGCTTGTGCGGTGCTCATCCTGAGTATATTCGGCACTGGATTTTTAGAAAGATGATTGTTCGTGCTCAAAGACTGCTTTAACTGTCAACCATTGCTGCTTAACTGAAAGGAGTTACTAATGGACTATTTGAATGAACTTCGCAAACAGATAGAAGCCGATTCAATTGACAAACTTATACAAATAGACAAAGCTGAATTGCTTGTTAAAAGTTATAATTTCACTGAGTTTGTTGAATGTGTTAACGCAATAAATAGTGAGATAGATGCTTTACAAAGCTTGTATGAACTATACAACAGAGCTAATAAAGAAGCTGGCTATCTGTTGAATGCTAGAAGTAGTTTGAAGATGGATAACACTAAAGTTTTGCATTTTATTACTTTTTGTAATGATGAACTTGATAAGAGAAAAATCAGGTCTTCTATGCTTTCCAAAGACAGAGATTTTTTACAATCTATTTGTGTTCACATTAAAGATCATCTCAATAAAGAATGCAAAATTTGCAAAATGTATATGTAATAAATCCATTAACCGTTTACTTATGCTATCAACTGAAAGGAGTTTGTAATGACACCTAAACAAAGAACACTTTACATTTTGGAGCATAGCCGTGGCGATGATCTTCAAAGAGCACAAAGAGCGTTTGCAGGAATGGGTTATAAAGAAATGCAAGAACAGTATGGACAAAGTGGCCGAACTAGACAGCAGCTTGTAGATGGTTATCAACAAGCTGAAGACGAACTAGATGCTGCTATTGAATGGGTTATGTCAGTTTTATGAGCATTAGCTTAACTGTCAGGAGGTGCTAATGAAATGTGTTGTTATTGCAATATGTTTAGTTTGGCTCTTAACTGTGCTGGTTTGCCTTAAAAGGAGAAATTAAAATGAGAATAATTAATTTTGAATTAAAATTGGAACACATTAAACTACTGAAAGCTGTTAATGTTCAATGGAACTATGCTTGTTTTGGAGCACCTGAAGTTGATCCGGCGCGCCCATATGGCAACGCTGGTGATTATAACATTTATGAGGATATGTGCAAAGCACTTGATTTGAAACCTCTGTTTGACAATGAAGGTGATATAGAATGTTCAATGAGATTTACGCTAGCTGAGTTGCACAAGGAACTCAAAACAGCGCTTCAAATAGTTCTTCAATGCCAAACATTCGAGCCTGGGATATTTGAAGCTGAGAAATATTTTGAAGTTTGGAAGCGAGTCAAAGGCTAAATATGTCAAACCGTGTAGAGTATGCGGCAAAGAAACAGCCTGTATGGTTCAAGCTACTAATTTTCATCGGACTGAACAATACGTAAAAGGCGTTAAGGGTAGATATGAAAACTGTTGTCCAGGCTGCAAAGAAGAATACTCGCGCAATATTGACAAGTATTGTAGTGACTTTATCTATCTAATTAGATTGCTAATACATCATAAGATAACTCGCAAAGATTGGGAGTTGCAAGGACAAGGTGATAATTAAATGGCAAGAGTTAGGTTTAATGATTTAACAGGGCAACGTTTTGGAAGATTAGTTGTTTTAAAAGAAGCTGAAAAGATTGCTAGAAAAACAGCTTGGTTTTGCTTATGTGATTGTGGAACAGAAATTATAGTAAGAGCACATGGTTTATTATCTAAAAACTCAACATCATGCGGTTGCTATAGAATTGAAAAATTAAAAGAAAAATGTATAACTCACGGTCAAAGCCACAATTCACTTTATGATGTTTACAGTCAAATAATTCAAAGATGTACTAATCCAAAGTATAAACAATGGGAATATTACGGTGGTAGAGGTATAACTGTTTGTGATAGATGGCGTTATAGTTTTGAAAACTTCTTTGCTGATATGGGAGAAAGACCATTTGAAGGTGCTGAAGTAGATAGAGAAAATAATGATTTGGGTTATTCTCCTGATAATTGCAGATGGGTAACTAAAAAGGTGAATATGAATAATAGACGAAATAGTAAGAAAAATAAACTCACTAAATAAAAGGAGGTTCAAATGAGCGTTCATCTGTTACCGATAGTAACAGCTAGCAATTTTAATAAACTACGTAAAGAAGGTAAATTTGTAGTAGGGTGCGCTGGTGGCGCTTACGTATTTGATACTGAGCGAGAGTTGGAACAATACAAACTATTTACTAAAAGCAAGAAGATGCTAGAAATGGGTAGATTTGGAAAATAAATTAGCAAATAAACATCTTAACTGTTAATACTTGCTAAACTAAAAGCCCTCCTTAACTGCGAGGGCTTTCTACTATTTCAACTTGTTTATATCACCTACCGCAAACACTCTAGCTCCTGCTCCTAGTCCAATCTTAGTTTTATTCGGAGCTGTCAACTCTTGTATTTCCCCACAATCTATCATGGACTGAATACATGTTTTAATAGCCTGAACCGGCCCAGCTTTATCAGTTTTGAAGCAAGCCTTCGGCCTGCAAACTTGAGACAGATAACTGTAAGGTATTACCTTTAAATTCCAAGTAACCATTGAAGCGCCGTTGATCTTTTCTAGCTCACTCCAATCTACAGCAAGATATTTATAGCAAGCTTTACGTACTTCAACTATCTGTTCATTTTGCACTGAAGTACCGCCTATGTCACCTGTTTCAAACCTAGATAAGATGTTAGCAACGTCGTTCTTAACTAGATTAAGCGCCCAATTTGCACATTCTTCGTCTATAATTGGATTATATAGGTTAACTCCAACGGCTAGTAATGCGGCAAGTTTTAGTGACTTGATATGTGCTCTATTCCATAACTCTTGAGCTACGTCAATACCCGAGTTTATTTTAGCATCGCATAACTCGTTGAACTTGTCAAAAAGTTGCTCAGCTTCAGGCGTAAAACCAACATCGACTACATTATCACCGTTGTTTAGATTCAACGCATATTGGCATAATGTACTGAAACCATCGACTAATATAGGCGAAGGAACTGTGCTTTTATGATTCTTATTAAACGGCGGTCTATCACCTTTATATTCAATAATACAAAAACGAGGTAGCAAACCTTCTGTAATCATTTCCCTGCTAAGATATTCATAAAACTTATCAGGTACAGATTCGCCAATAATAGACACGGCAGGTGACTTAACTACTTCAGTGTTCTTATCTTTATCTGAATAAATCAAGTTGCCTAGAACATCGCCTTTGCCTGATTTGTTATAAATATCAAGCATGTCAATTCGCAAGTCTTGTTTGTTGTTATCCCTACTACCGTTAGACATTTTTTTAAGAGTGTCTGCAAATTCGCCCATAACTGAAATAAAGCTCTTTGATGTTTTAGAAATGTATTTCATCAAAGCAGGGGAAGATGCAATTTTAGCAGGACCGATAAACTTGCTAGCGTCTGGTGTTGTCAATACTGCACAGTTAACTAGCTTGCTTATACCTCCATTGATAGCTTCTTTACCTCGCCCTGTACCAGCTAGCAAGAAAGTGTACTGATTTAATCCTGTACCGCTTACATTGTAAGCACGCCCACATACACCGGCCATTAGACCTATTGCGGCAGCCAAGGCTATCTCAGGAACAGGTCGAGGTGCGGCATCGTGGATGAACCTAGCCATTTCCCCGACAAGGCCGGGAGGAAGCGAATACGGAGTTTTTGATATATTCACTTTTTTGGATATATGACTTTTTGAATGTTCAGGCAATGCATTCGGTTTCTTAGATATATGGATTTCTTTATATTCAGGTTCTGCTATATGTGGTTTTTCATATATAGGCTTTTCTGCATGTATCTGAGGACAAGAAAGGCCAGGAGGCGTGAATATTACAAATTCTTCATGCTCAGTGTGACTTTGAGGCAAATCGACAACATTAACGGTTTCTGCTGAAATATCGACACACGAGGATGCCCTGTAGACGGACTTTTCGGTCGGACCCTGGCTAGGGTATGCCCGTAAATCAGTCAGTTTATCGATAGTGTGGGCAGATAAGCGTAGCGAGGGTTTTGCGGCTTGGGCCGGTTGAGTTTCAAGCTGTTTTAGATTTTCAGCAGAATCTAAAATAGGAAGTTCCTTTGTTTTAGATTCGCGTAGCTGAGCTAGTTGTATTTCAAGATTATTACGCATTTCGTCAAGAGGTAAGTCAGGCACCATTTTATCAAATGCCTTCGGAATGAGTCCGAACTTAGGATCTAGCAAATATCTTTCAGGCTTAGGTTTGCGATTAAGTGTTTTACCTAGGACAGATGCTTTGAATAGCCTTTTGACCTGTTCAATATTTTGAGTGTAAAATACCAACATGTTGCACAAACCTTGATCTGCCTCGCTCTGACTAGGATAAACACCTTGCCATCTACCTTCATATAATTCAATAAACTTTAAACCATTAGCTGCTTCACTAGCTATTTTAAGCACTGCTTGATCTTCTTGAGATTGTGGTTTATTTGTTACTATACCAGCGTCTTTCTTTTCAGCTCCTAGCTCAAGCCAAAGTTGATTAGCGAGGTTGTTATATTCCAAAATAGGACTATTATTAAACACATTGCCTGTAAAAGACATATAACGACCAGTGCTGTAAATCTCTACTCCTTCGCGTTTACGTCCTGAAGGTACTGATGCTTTAATCCAAATATGTAAACCCTTGCCTGAAGGTGATACTTCTTGATAACTGATAAAAGTTGCTGCAATCATTTGCTGACGCGCTGAAATAGCGGCTGGATCTGAAAACTTGAGCGTGCCGTCCTTTAGGGTTTCATAAGGATCATCCAGGTCAAGACAGCAATAGCCCTCTTCGGCTACAATAACTAAGCCAATGCCATCATAGTTTTCAGCAATAGAAATCACATGGTCAAAAGTAGACCAAGTACTAGGCTTACTAACGCTAGCATTATATTCTGGATTAAATGGATTTTTAAGTACTTTGGTAGGTTTACTTTCACCATCATACTCAAATTGCCAGATGATCCAGCTTCTTAATTGTTTTAATTCTGTGGGTATATTGTCTTGCATTAGACGCAATTCGGCAGGAGATAGAGACATGGACCCTCTTATAATTAAATTACAAAGTATTTCTTATACGCCAAAGTTCAACGCATTGGCAACAATGGTTCACCTGACCAAATTTATCAGATAAACCACTAGCAGCTTTAAGCACATTCAACAAGCTTGGATTTTCCCAAATATAATAATCCCACAAATGAGAATAGTATAAATTACACCATTCTTGATTAACGGCTTTGCGTCCTTTAGCTTCTTTCCAAGTAAGACCGTGTGAACCATCTTCAAACAACTTAGCTGCTTGATAAAGGTCTTCTATGCTTTTATTACCGTAAAATTTAATTCTAGCGTAAAATGCAGAAAAGCGTTTATCACCTTTAGAGCTGCATTCTAAGAAAGGTGCTTCACCGCAATAAATCATCCTTGAAGCAAGCGTTGTTTGGACAATGTAATTAAACTAGCAATGTTTTCAATAGTTCTTGCAATTGATCCGTTTAAAATATTTCCAACATCACAACGAACAACCATTTCATCAGTAAGCGAAATCGCAGAATGATATATTTGAGAATTTTTACCAGCAAAGAAATAAATAATAGCTTCTTTAAACCTCAAATCTAAAACACTCAACCAATCAGATTCAAAAGTTTTTATTCCACATTCTTCTTGAAATTCACGAATCATTGTTTCAATTGGAATTTCACCATGTTCCATTTTGCCGCCAATTCCATTCAATAAACCTTTTTGCCATTCAGGTCTATTCTTTTTAATCATAAGTACGCTTTTCATATCATCGTCAAACATAAATCCGACAGTATAATATTTCAATTTAAACCTCCTAAAAGTTTTCATCCAAATAAACAAAATAAAGGAAATAGCCACAAGTAGCGGGAACAAGTTTATTACAAGATTCAGCGTAAGCACAACCTAAAGTAGCATAATAACACTTACTCATACGCCCTCAATGTTAGGCTAAACAAACAGTTTCATATCATCTAGGCGAAGCGCAACCAGATTACCGCCAAACACACAACCTGCGTCAATAACTACTTTGTCAGCCAAAATACTATCTTCAATCAATTCAAGCGGAGTGACTGTATGCCCACATATTAGTCTGCGATTACCTGTTAAAGTTAAATCTACTTTACAGTCTCTATCCCAAAGTAATATCTCTTCAGGTGTATTTAAGGTGTCAAAACTTCTAATACCAGCGTGAGCTAGATAGAAGTCTTTAAGTTTAGCTATTGAATGTAAGCTTCTTACAAAGTTAATATATTTATCGTCTATGTAATTATTGAAGCTGTTCAAAGTTTGCATTCCACCGTTCATAATCCACAAGCTTATACCTGAATTGCTGCCAAAAGCAGCATCGATCATGAATTCTTCATGATTACCTTTAAGACAAACTGTGTTAGGTAATTGCATTACAATATCAAGCACGCCTTTACTGTCAGGTCCACGATCAATATAATCACCGAGAAGATACAAAGTATCGTTCGCTGAGTTAAAAGGAATTTGATTGAGCAAAGCAAGAAAGGTTTTACTACAACCATGTATATCTGAGATAGCGTAACGCAAAATTAATCCTCCAGTTTGTAAATTTCAACGTGAAATTCTTTATAACCGGTTTCCCAATCAGTCCCGTCGTCTACCCAACTAAGTGAATACAGTTTACCGTGCTCAATTTCAGGAAGTATACGATTGTTACCCATATCTTCAGCTAAATATTCAAGCGCAGAGTCACAACTTACACATCCGCTGCACGATTTACGCTTTAGCAGTTTGATTCCTTGCCTGTTACCAATATGATTACCTTTTATAAAAGAACTGTTATAACCTCTAAAGACTAGACCTTTACACTCAGGTTTAACTTCAGATTGGAGATACTTATTTTCAAGCCAGCTTTTTTCATTACCGGGTGTCGATTCGCAAATAAGGTTGTCTTTCATTTCTTTCTCCTTATCTTAGGATTACGTAAACCTTCCTTTAAGGTCGGATAATCTCGTTCTCGATATAAGAACGCCTCTGCTGGATAATCTCTTAGTGCAGGCTGAACTTGGACGCTCAGAAGTGGTGTTTCGGACGCTTGATCTAAGCGTGATAACATTGCACCAATTCTAGTTGATTCTGAAAGTATTATTATAACAGTCATAGCAACCTCAATATTTAAGCGTGTTAGGTTTTAAGAATTCATATAATGTTTGTATCTTGTTTACGCCGGGATCTTTAGTTTTGTTGGTATTTTTTAGAAAAGATTGCAACCAATACAAGGTAAGCCCTGTTTTTTCAGATATATACATCAGTTTTAACTCAGGAGGTCTGGTACGTAATAAAGTTAAAGTTTTTTCATGTAGCGTTTGCTCAGACAAAGTAAAATCTCCTTTCAAAGTTTGGCGGCAACCTAACACAAGGAGATTCTCAAGTCAATAAATTAATAATTCTGTACTGCTAAAATTTTACTTGACAGCAGATACAAGCTACGTTACTGTGCCGCTACATTTTGAAACTGACCAGTTAAATTGTTAAAGGTGCTGAATGAAAGTTCCTCGTTGGGTTAGTTTAGATTGGAAACCGTTTATTTTGGGTGTTGCACTGGGCAACGCTATCGGTTTGCTACTAATACATTACAAATTGGTATAAAGGAGAAGAAATTGAGCAAAGAAATGACTTCTGAAAATTATGTTGAGAATGTAATAAAAACGGACTGTGTGTATGATACAAAACTCGCAGTTAGACTCGTTGAGTCAGCTAGAATGTTGCACGCTGCTATGGGACTTGTTACTGAAGCAGCTGAATTGTTGGACATGTTAAAAAAGCACATATACTATGGAAAAAAACTTGACATGGTTAATGCTAAAGAAGAAATCGGTGACTCTTCGTGGTATATTGGTCTTGCTGTAGATGAAATGAAAACCACAATGAATGAAGTATTAACATTAAATATTGAAAAGCTCAAACTGCGTTATCCTAACAAGTTTACTTCTGAAGATGCTATTAACAGAGATGTTGATGCTGAAAGAGAGTTGCTTGAAAAGGCTAAAATGCCTATATACGTACAATATGGAAATGAACTCGGACCTTTAGGCACACAGCAAAATATTACAACTTCAACAGAAGCTAAAGAAATTGCTGTTGAATTGTTGAAGAAAGATAGTAAAGATATTTGGATGAAATATAAAGATCTGCCTGTACCTAGCGTCCCACCTCCAGTTCATCATAATATGTGCTGCGGTAACATTTCTTTTTCTAGTCTTATTTACAAATCAATACGCGCTAAAGAGTGGCTTGAATTTGCTTCTGAAGTAGCAGACCATGTTGAAAATTACACAACGAAACAATATGGTGATAAACCTAATGACCAAGCTGAAGGATGGTCTATTGAACATTGTATTGAGGAATCTAAAAAGTATGCTAATCGCTACGGCAAGAATCAAAGAGAAGGTCAAGATGTTCTTGGATTCTTAAAGACAGCCCATTATACTCAAATCGCTGCCAGTAAGCATAAAGAATCTTTTGGAAAGGAGAATAATAACAAATGAGCAATAACGGTAAAGTTGCAACAGCCGCTTCCACACTTCTAGCGATAGGCATTCTACTCCAAATACCAGCTACAATTCCTCAAATTATAACAGGTGTTGCCCTTGTTATTCTAGTGGGTTGTCTTTGTGTATTTTGTGAAAAAATGAGCCATTAAAGGAGGAACAAAATGATACTTCTAAAACCGTCCATTGAAATATTACGATTGCCTACAAACGTTCTTGAAGATTTGGAACTTTTTGGAAGGGTCTGTTATAAGAGCGAGGACCGAATTACACCTGAATCAGCAAACAGATTCATAGACATGATTGTGAATGATAAACATCACTATTCTGTTTTGCGACACAAACAAGCTACCGTTAGAATGATATGCTCACGCTCGATCTCACATCAAATCGTGCGTCACGGTTTAGCGCATTTCTTACAGGAGAGTCAACGCTTCTGTAATTATAGTAAAAAGAACAATGGTGAAATTCAATTTATTATTCCTTTTTATTTGCAAGATGCTATTCCCGAAGGTCGCTACAAAGAAGATATTTATGAAAAAATAAATTACGCTAATGCCAACGGCGAATGTGATTGGCTTGAAGGAATGCTTTTTTCTGAACACAGATATCATGATTTAATAGCTAAAGGTTGGAAGCCTGAACGTGCTAGAGGTGTACTTCCTAACGATTGTAAAACCGAACTCATACTTTCAGCAAATTTAGAAGAATGGAGGCATATCTTTAAACAAAGAGCTGATAGTCATGCTGATGAATCTATGCAACATCTTATGTTTCCCCTACTAGCTGAATTTAAAAAAGCAATTCCTATCATATTTGATGATATTAGTTGTTGACAAAGCTAAATAGATAATGTTATAGTCCGGTCAACTTAAACGAGTTGAGAAGTTATAGGAGGGATTGAATCATGGTCTAACTAAAGTAACAACTCAATCGTCGTATCTTTAAAAGGCACATAAGAATGCCTTGGGCTGAACGCGCTGATTATTGCAATCAGGCTGAACGCGCTGATTATTGCAATCAGGCTAGCCTATTTAACAGTTGCTAGTAAGGTTTTGTTGTAAAAGATAAAGCCTTACTGTCGAGTGATTAAATAAACTTAAATGATAGGAGGACTAAAATGTTACGTGCATTTCCTAAAATTTTTGCAATCGGTACTGATTACATTAGAGATATATTTAACGAAGAAGTGGAAGTTACTGAAAAAATAGATGGATCTCAATTTGCTTTTGGTAAAGTAAACGGTGAGCTTTTCATTCGCTCCAAAGGTGCTCAACTATATGTTGATAATCCTGAAAAAATGTTTTCGCAAGGAATTGAATATGTTCAGTCTATTCAAGATGAATTGCCTGAAGGAGTTTGCTTCTACGGTGAATATCTAAAAACACCTAAGCACAATACTCTCAAATACAATAGAATTCCAAATAATCACATTATTTTGTTCGGTGCTTCTTCTCCCGCTGGTGATTTGTTTGATCCTGAATTTTATAAACACGCTGCTAAATTAAATCTTGAAGTGGTTCCTAGACAAATTCTTAAAATTAATAGTCCTGAAGATTTACGTGAGCTTCTGAACAAAGAATCTATTCTTGGTGGATGCAACATTGAAGGTGTTGTAGTTAAAAACTACACTCGGCAATTTCTTCTAGGCGGTCAACCAATGCCTCTTATGGCTGGAAAATTTGTTTCTGAAGCGTTCAAAGAAGTTCATCGCAATAGATGGGGAACTGAAGAAAAAGGCAGCTCCAAATGGGCAACTTTCTGCATGTCTTTTAAAACAGAAGCTAGATGGGCAAAAGCTGTTCAACATTTAGCTGAAATTGGAGAACTTGACAATTCGCCTAAAGACATTGGCAAGTTACTTAAGGAAGTTAATGTTGATATTGAAACTGAAGAAAAAGAAGCAATAAAAGAATTCCTTTGGAATCAATATAAGCGTGAAATTTTGTCTTCGGCTACTGGTGGTTTTCCTGAATGGTATAAACAACAATTGGTTGAAAGAAGCTTTGCGGAGGATAAATAAATGCTTATGCCGCTAACTCAATTTGCACCAGCAAGAGCTAAAAAGAAACTTGACGATCCTGCTAATACTCCTGAAGGTCTTGGTTGGGAAAATAAGATAGATGGTGAACGCTTTAAGATTCATACTTATAAAGCGTCTATGTTTCAAGGATTTCCTTTAACACATCGTTGCGATTCTCGCTGTATTAGCAAAGCTACTAACAATTTCACTGAAAAAACTGATCGTGTTCCCCACATTATGACTGCTTCAGGTCTTCCTGAAAAAAGTATTATTGATTGCGAATTTGTGTCAACAGGTGATGAAATTCGTGTTGAAGTTCCTGGTGTTTTCTATGATAAATTAGCCGATAGCAATCATCCTCATACTCAATGGTTTAAAAATAATTATCAAGGTACGATTCCTGTATATCCTCACGTATCAATGACTTGCTCAATACTAGGTAGTCTTCCAGATGAAGCTATTAGAAAGCAGACTGAGCAAAATGCTTGGATTAAGGCTTATGCTTTTGATATGGTTCAATTTGAATGTGTTGATTCAACTAAATGGACCCAAGAACTCAGACGAACTTATTTAGCAAACGCATTGTATCAGGTCGATCCAAACCTTATGATGCTCATGCCACAATGGGTTAATCTAACATCCGCTGAAGTTGAAAAGCTATTTTACTTGCTTACTGATGCTGAAGGTGAAGGGCTTATTGGTAAAGTAATGGACGCTAAGTATAATGCTCCCACTAACTGGTATAAGCTGAAGCGTTACTATCCTGTTGATTGTGTTGTTACTGGACAGTATAAAGTAGGTGAAGAAGGTCAAACAGGCAAGATGTTAGGTAAAGTATCTAGTATTAGTGTGGGCATATATCACAACGGTTCGCTGCATCACATTGGCTGGATAAGCGCGATTATGGACGATGAAAGCGCCCTTATGACCCCTGAACAGTTCATAGCGTCTGGACTGATAGGTAGACCTGTCGAATGCCTCCACAACGGTCTACAGGTCAAATCTGACGCTTCCTGTGGCTACAGTTTGCGGCATCCTCGGTTCAGGCGCTGGCGTGACGATAAATCAGCGGCTGATTGTACTTTGTCAAACTTAATTGCTGAAATTAAGAAAGGAGATAAATAATGAGTAAGCGCAATAAAAACGATGCTTTACCTTATGATTTTTATAACAAAGTTAGATATGTTGACTGTGATTTTTCAAAAGCTGAATTTGGAGTTTTAACCATAAAAGCATGTCAACAGTTACCTACTAAATTTTTAATACAAAATAAACGCATAGATGGAGGTTTTCAATTAATAAATTCATCTGGTAAGTTCACATTGTGTCAAATATCCTGCTTTGATATGTTTGGTAATAATCAGGGATTTCCGTTGATTAAAGGCTGGCCTATTGAAATACTTGATTTTATAAACAAAGAAAGACTTAAACAAAAAGATCCTTTGATTAAATAAGGCGATTGCATGAGAATAAATGAAAACCTGTAGAACATGCAAGTTGACAATGGTGCCAGTTCCTAACACTAAAATAATAACTAGAACCTTTATTGAAGAAACTGTCAAATGTCCTAATTGCGGTAAAGAACTTAAAGATACTTGGTTGAAACCTATAAGGAGAAGTAAATGAGTAGTTTTCTAACACAAGTGACACATACAACTTCAACACAATCAGGCTTGAGGATTGTGCTTTCGGGAAGTGAAGGCTCGGGAAAAACAAGCCTTGCTTGTGACGCTCCTGCTCCGCTTTTAATACCGTTGGAACAAGGTTTTGCCGGTATGAAATGTAACAGAACTCCGTTGCTTAAAAGTTTCGATGAAGTTAGTGCGCTGGTTACTGAAATAACAGCCAGTGCTCAAAAAGGTACATTCAAATTCAAAACATTGATATTTGATAGTGCTACTGCGTTGGAACGGTTGATTCACGATGCTACTATTCAACGTGATCCTAACTTTAAACCAGGAAATGCCAAGGCGGTGACTATGGAGTCGGCTCTTGGCGGTTATGGTAAAGCTTATGATTATGCTAACGAACTGTGCGCTAAGTTTCTTTCTTCGCTAGATGATTTAGCTACACACGGTGGAATCCATATCGTGCTACCCTGCCATGTATTCGCTTCAAAGGTTTTAGATCCAACTTGCGGAGAGTTTAATCAATTCGATCTACTTTTGCATTCACCTAAAAATAATAAAACGAGCGGCAAGCGAGAAATGATCTTACAGTGGTGTGACATATGCGCATACTTGTATGAACCTATGTTTGTAAGCAAATCTAGCGATACATTTTCACAAGGCATTTCTGCAAACAAAGGTCGTGTTTTAGGTCTTGAAAGAACACCTGGATATGTAGCCAAAAACAGGTTTAACATGAAAGGTGAAATCTCTGTGCCGCGTGAAGGCTCATGGAACTATCTAGCGCAAGCCATTTATACAGGTAGTGGGATTGATGTATTTAACAGAGAATTAGTTTAATCAGTGTTTGACCGCTTAGTGCTGTCTTCCTCTTGAAAGGGTTATTGTCTGAAATGTAAGTTCCGGCACTAAGCGGCGGCTTGTGACTACTTCCGAGCCGGTTTTTCATCGGGGAACGACATACTCGGACCGAACGCCAAAGCCTGTGCAATTGTTGCATCGAAGGCTTATTAACTTCAACTAAAGGAGAATCCAATGCTACTACTTGACAACAAAGAAGTTTTATTTGGCAAATTTCCAAATGGCGAAAGTAATCTAAATTTTAACAAACTCGCTTTTGGTTTCGACGCTAAAGTAACTCTTAAATTTGAATCGGACAATGATCTATTTAATTTATTCATTCTTAAAAATTTAATGGATGAAGTTTTTCCTGTAAATAACTACGAACTTAAAATTCTTTACATGCCTTATAGCCGAATGGATAGACGAAACTCAACTTATACTTTTAACCTCAAATATGTTTGTAATTTGATTAATAGTCTTGCTTTCAAAAAGGTAATTGTGTACGATGCTCACTCAGAAGTAACCAGTGCATTGCTGAATAATGTTGTTGATAAAACAAACATTCCTGCGTTGTTTGCTAAATTCAGAAATGAAGTTCCTTATAAGGATCTTCACATATTTTATCCCGATGCTGGTGCTCAGAAAAAATATTCAGGAGGGACGTTTAACTATCCGAGTTTGATAGGTTCTAAGGTTAGAGATTTCGCTTCAGGGAACATTATAAACTATGAAGTCTTCGGATTGTTGAAAACAGACTCTGACGTATTGATAGTTGATGATCTTTGCTCAAAAGGTGGAACTTTCATAGGTGCTGCAAAAATTCTCAAAGATATGGGTGCTGGTAATGTTTATCTACTAACCGGACATTGCGAAAATACTATTTATGAAGGTGAAATTTTCAAGACCGATCTAATTGCAAAAGTTTTTACAACAAACAGTATCTTGTCCGATTGGCCTGCTCTTGGAGTAAACAAAAGAATAGATATCACTCGACTTTATTCAAAGGAGATTTAGAATGAAATATCCTGCTACTTTGCTCTGTGATTTTTACAAGGTATCTCACCGGCACCAATACCCTGATAACACTGAAATTGTTTATAGTACGTGGATACCTAGAACATCTAGGCTTGACTTTGCAGACGAAGTTGTTGCTTTTGGTTTTCAAGCTTTTGTTAAAGAGTATCTTGTTGATTACTTTAATGAACAATTTTTTAAAAGACCTCTAGCTAATGTTGTTTCAGAATATAAAAGAGTGATTAAATTTGCATTGGGCGTAGAAAATCCAGATGTTACCCACATTATGCAATTACATAGTCTCGGCTATCTCCCGTTGCTAGTCAAAGCCGTTCCTGAAGGTACACTTGTTCCGCTTAGAGTACCTATGCTTACTATCGAGAACACAAAACCTCAATATGCTTGGCTCACTAACTATATTGAAACAATTGCTTCATGCTCTCTATGGCAATCCGCCACTAGCGCCACTATTGCTCTTGCTTACCGGCGAATACTGGATAGTTGGGCTGACCTTACGTCAGATATTACTGACTTTGTTGACTTTCAAGGCCATGATTTCTCTTTCAGAGGTATGAGCAGTCTTGAGTCAGCTGCTAGTAGTGGAGCAGGCCATTTGTTATCATTTGTGGGCACTGATACTATTCCTGCTATTCTTTATCTTGAAGAGTTTTATGAGGCAAACATTGAAAAAGAATTAGTCGGCTGTTCCGTTCCAGCTACCGAACATAGTGTCATGTGTGCTGGTGGTGCTACTGATGAATATGAAACATATCTACGCTTACTTACTGAAGTTCATCCTTCTGGAATAGTTTCTATTGTGTCTGATACATGGGATCTTTGGGAAGTTATCACTAAAACGCTTCCTCGGCTAAAAGAAGTAATTATGTCAAGAGATGGTAAAACGGTCATACGTCCTGACTCTGGTGATCCTGCTGATATTATTTGCGGTAATCCTAAAGCTGAGAAAGATTCACCTGAATACAAAGGGGTGATTAAACTACTTTATGAAATATTTGGCGGCGAAAGGAATAGCAAAGGTTTTATTCAGCTTGACTCGCACATTGGAGCTATTTATGGTGATGCTATAACAGTACCTCGTTGTGTTGACATTTGCAGCAGACTTAGAGATAAAGGTTTTGCCTCAACTAACATTGTTTTTGGCATCGGTTCTTACACTTATCAATATAACACAAGAGACACTTTCGGTTTTGCTATGAAAGCAACTCATTGTGTGATTGACGGCAAAGAAGTCAACATTTTCAAAGATCCTGCTACAGATAAAGATAAGGTTAAAAAATCGCTTACTGGCAGATGTGTTGTTGAAATGAATTATGATGGTCTTGTTACAGTCAGAGATAACTTGTCTATTCAGGAAAGCAACGAAGCTGAATTCGATCTGCTTCAACCTATTTTTTGGGACGGAGAAGCAATGTACTTGCAATCATTGAGTGAAATCAAAGCTTTGCTTAAAGCTCATAACTAAAGGAGGTTGCTGTGAAAAGTAAGCAGGAAGCGATGATTGAAATTGATGGTAAACAGGTAGCGAGAAGCAAAGTATGCTTCAAACTTCGCAAGCAAACGGTTGACGGTAAAGAGATTGAATGTGCTACCGATGCATTTTATGAACGCGATAAAACAGGTGCTTTACATCTACTGTATAATGTCAAACCGGGCAAAGCAGCTCGCAAAGCAGCAAAGCGCGAACGGGTTAAAGAACGTAATAAAGGAGTTATAGCATGACAGTTAAAGAAGTTTTTCAAGCAACAGGTCTGTTTGTTTTAGCAGTTGTTATAGCAACTGCTGTAGGATGGTTTGTCCAAGGGAATGAGTTTTTCATGTACAAGTTTTTTGCTCCAAAGCAAGAAGCTGTTAGACGACAAGTATTTGAAGAAACAAAGTCTTACAACCAAGGAATGATTCAAGAGATTAGCAATATGCAATTTGAGTATATCAAAGCTTCCCCCGAGCATAAAGCAGCACTTGCACAAATAATTTTGCATCGTGCAGCTGATTACAATGAGGCTAAACTACCTGCTGATTTGAGACAATTCATAAACGAATTAAAAGCAAATCGATAAATATTTGTAAATTATAACTAAAGGAGAATTGAATGAAACACATTTTCATGTTAGTCTGCTTTTCCCTAGCACTTGCTGGTTGCGAACAACAACAGCAAGCACCTGACAGCGATAAACAGCAGCAAGCACAACAGGAACGGATTCTTAAAGAGGGCGCTGCACAGACAGGAATGCCTGCAATAAAGAACTTTCGTGAAAAGAAGTTGTTGAAAGATATTCTTGAACTTCGTGACCAAGATGGGCTAACAACGTACACATATATCGTAGCTGAAATGACAGGCAAACTTGTATTCATAGGGGAATCTATTGGCTACGGTATTCCTGCTGCAACTCAATATACTAATCCTCAAAAGATTGCTGCTCATAGTTGCGGCGGCAATCAGTCTGCCGATAGCTTTGCAATACTTCCCCAAGCCGACCCTAACGGATTGTTTTCACCAAGCACAGCTGAAGGAACTTGGGTAATGCTTAAAGATCCTAACAGTAACAAAACAAGACCAGTTTATATTGAACCTCGCATTGTGGTGTCGCCGTTTAAATTGAAGTGAAAGGAGGCTTAAAGTGACAATTGCAGAAAAGGTTAAAGATATTATTGCTAACGAATTTGATATTGACGTAAAGCTTGTAACTGATGAACTACCTCTTGAAGAACTTGGTGATTCACTTGACAAAACAAGTTTAGTAATGAAGTTTGAAGAAGAGTTTGAAATAGTTATTGATAATTCTGTAGCAGCAACTTTTATCACAGTAAAAGACATTATTGAATACATCGAAAACATTTGTGAACCTGACCACTAAGCAGCACAACCACTAACAAAGGAGTAACAAAGCAATGGCTAATCTTGGTATGACGTTTGACTGCACTTCCGTTCAGCCGCAAGGCAATTCCACGCAGCTTCCCGTATCCGGTCCTGAAGGACTTCCTGTAATTATTACCGCTTCTGAAATGAAAGCTACCGCTAACGATCCACAAGCAGGCTTCCTCGAAATGACGCTTCAGGTCACTGAAGGTGAACATGCTGGACAAACCGGTATGTTTCGACTCAACATCTTTTCTAAGAGCGAAAAAGCTGTTATAGTTGCAATGCGTCAACTGTCTGCGCTTGGTTATGTCACTGGTGTACTGAATATCAGCGATTCGGCTCAGCTGCATAACCGCCCATTCAGAGTACTTGTTGGCTATCAGAAGCGTAAACCTGATTGGAAAGACGGTGATGTTGAATATACAGAGATTAAAGGTCTGAAAGACAGTAATGGTGCTGATCCAGGCAAGAGCAAAGGAGGCGCTGCACAAGCACCAGCAGCTGCTGCTGCTGCTGCACCTCCTACCCCTCCAGCTGCTGCGGCACAGGCGGCTTCCGCTGCTCCAGTATGGGGAGGGGCTGCGCCTGCCGCTGAGCCGGTTGCTGCTGCTCCTGCATGGGCAAGCAATCCTGCTGGTGCTGCGGCTGCTCCTGCATGGGCTGCTGCAAAGTGAACAAACACTTCCATTCCTAAATTAGTTCTTGAGGAATGGGAAGTAGCTTTAATACTGTAAAGGAGGTGAACTAAATGACTGAATTGCAAAAAGCTATAGAAGCAAAATTGCTAGCTGAAATACTTCAAGCCAAAGCTGCTGATAGATTTGACTTGATTTACCAATAAAAAGCATTCTCGCATTCTGTTGCTGTAACTTCTCATATGGAACACTAAGCTGTTGAAATTGATTGTGCTAGCTTCGGTTAGCACAATCCCTTCACTAGCTAAGTGTGAGCAATAAACTTGTTATATAATAATATTTAGGAGGTTCTGCATGACCGTAGTTACTTCTGCTGCAAATCTTACCGATTCTCTTTCCTTTAGAAAACATTCAGATCCAAGTAAACTATGCTTGCATTGTAATTCTGTATTTTATAGACGACACGCTGAACCTAAAAAAGATTACAATAAAAGAGACACTTGTTCACGCGATTGTGCTAAATTTATGGAAGGCTTTGGTGAAGACAGCAGAGAGGATTACGATCATAGGCTAACTGATCCTAAAATGAGAACTTGTGGTAATTGCGAATATATGAGAGAAGATAGTGAAATTGGCAAGCATTGTGGACCTTGTAATAGCGGCAATAAATTTAAGTTTAAGGAGGGTAAATGAAAGTAAACTACTTTTTCTTTATAGCAGCTCTATTGTATTTGCATTACGCTATAAGCTATTTCCATTGGTTATTGTTTATATTAAGCATGCTAAATTTGTTTGGTATAGCATTGAGAATAGCTGAAGAGTCTCTTATAACCGAACTTAGTGCTGAACTTAAACATCTCGAAAAAGAATATTATGAAATGTATGGAAAGGAGTTTAACTTTGAAAACTGAAAACACTCTAGGATTGACCGACGAAGAGAAACTTGAATATCATGAACTGAGTAAGATTAAAGTCGGTAATGTAAACAAAGGTCAACTGTCTCGCTACTTGGAACTAAATAAAAAGATAATCAATGCTAACATGAAAGGTGGTTCTAATGTCTGAAAACGAAAAATTGCTAAAACAACTTCAAGAAGGTCTTGCTGAACTAGATGTTGAAGACAGAAGAATGATTGAGCAATGTCGAGTTACCTTGGATAGTACAATAAGCATTTATGGTAATAACGGGCTAATTGCAATGGCTCTTATTGGTCTTGAGAAGGCTGCTGAAGCAGACGCTACGCTATGATTGATCTTGATTCACCCGGCACGATGAAACAAGTTGCTAGGCGGATAAGCACGGATATTGACGAGTATTGTGTGCGTAAATGGGACGAAGGCCCTCGCTCACATTTAGGCGCAAGTGTTATTGGTCATAATTGTTCTTATTATTTGTCTCTTTCATTTAGATGGGCTTTTTACAAAGTTCATGAAGCAGTTCAATATAGGTTGTTTCAACGTGGTCATTTTGAAGAACCTAGATTTATAAATTATCTAACAGGCATGGGCTGTAATGTTAAAAGTTTTGATAAAGTATTGCTGTTTCATGCCGAAAGTGATGCTTATTATTACGGTCCTGAAGAAGATTGCACTGAAGGATATGTGCAATGCGTTGAAGATATACCCACACATGAAATAGAAGCGGCTAAACGAGGAATTACTTTAGACAAGGGAAAAAGACAGATACGTATTTCTGCTTGCAAAGGACACTTTGGTGGCTCAACAGACGGGCAAGTAATACTTCCAGAAAGATACGGAATTCCTGAATGGATATTGCTTGAATTGAAAACGCAAGGGATTGGTAAGAAAGGTAAAAACTTTATTGAATTAACTGAAAAAGGAATGAAGATAAAGAAAGCCCAACACTTCGCACAATGTTCAATTTACGGTTATAAACTTGGTTTAAAGTACGTGCTTTATATAGCAGTTAATAAAAACACAGACGAACTGCATATTGAAGTTGTTAAATTAGATCCTTTCTTGGGTGAAGCACTTGAACGCAAAGCTGAAATGATAATATTCGGTGCAACACCGCCTGCTAAGCTCAGTATGTCGCCTGCTTATTTTGAATGCTCTTATTGCGATGCTAAAGAATATTGTCATTTAGGAAAGCCTGTAGATAAAAATTGCAGAAGCTGCAAGAATTCGCTTGCAATAGAAGATGCTTGCTGGTACTGTACCCAATATCAGCAAACTATTCCTAAAGAGTTTATTAAAGACGGTTGTGGTGAATGGATTTCTTATTTTTAAACTAAAGGAGCTTAGTATGCAAAAGTCTAAACTACTATCTTGCAACGGTAGAGTGAACGGAGTTGGTGACGCAACGTTTAAATGTATGAATGCTGGCTTTAATATTGTAATGGATTATTCAAAAGCAACAACAGAACCTATTTATACGTGCGATGCTTGCAAAAAGAAATATACGTTAAACGAATTGCTTGTTGCACAAAATAAAGGTTAAATATGAAATTCAAAGACCGATACAGCGTGTTCAGAGCTGGACGCAACATTTCCAATAGAATAGGTGATATTGCGTCCAACGAATTTGATTTTAACCATATTGACGTTTTAGAAGAGTTTACCACAGTAGATAAAATGGTGAATGAGTTACAAGAATATAAGCGTCTGTTGCTCAGTGAAATAATTAACTAAAGGAGATTTAAATGACAACCAACGCTCCGCGACAAGCACCTTCTCAGGTTAAAACTATCATTGAACTAGGTTCAATTGTGACAGAAAAAGCAACAGCTTCAAGAGGCATGCTTACGCATATGCAAGTTGAAACTAACAATACTAGAATGTATCTGTTTCAGCCTAACGGACTTAATCCTGAAACAGGGCATCCTGTTAAAAAGATGTGGGTTGTTGAGGAAAGGCTTGAAGGTGGACAAAGAATAGTTGAACCTGAACTTCCTTTAGCTGTACTCGGTACTAAAGTAACAGATATTGCAACAGGTTTTACTGGTATTGCCGTTTCGATTGTTTTGCATATTAGCGGTTGTGTTCATGTCAATGTTCAGCCTAGAGGTAAGCTTGATAAAACAGGCGCTGCTATAGAAGAATGTGATTTTGATATTCGCAGATTAAAAGGTGAAGCAATTCCGGTTATGACAAAGGCAGAGATTGTAGCCGATCAAAAAGTCAAACCTAGTCCTATTGACATTCCTAAGCGTACCTTTTCAGCAAACTAAACATAGACCGCTCAGACTACCGTTCAATTTTTTCAGGTAGCGTATTTAGTGGGCAAAACTTAATCACTGAGCGGTTCACAGCTCCTGCTGTTGCTAGATTGGTCTGGTAACAGCAGGAGCAAATATTGAGGATATTATGTTACCTGCAATCAAAGCTTTAATAACAGTCAACTCAATTGAAGAAGGTTTGTATGAACTGTGTAAATATGGTAAACCTCGCCTGTCTTGTATGGGTAAGGATGAATGGTATTGCAATATCGAAATGTGGGTACAAAGCAAAGGCGTTGAATTCAAAATAGCTAGTGAATTTAAACACAGCTCTCCGGTAGAAGCTGTTTCAGTTTGTATTCAGCGATTGAAACAAGCATTAAATGATTTGGGAGTTTAAAATGATAAAAGGTAATTTAACTGCGATAAACGGTAGTGGTAATGCAGATAAGTTTAAAGAAGCTGTTCGTGAATTAACAAGTAATTTACCTGCCTTGATAGAACACGGCAGATTAGTTGCTAAATTACATAAACACAAATATGATGCTTTAATAGCAGAAGGATTTACTGAGCAACAAAGTCTTGAACTTTGCAAGCAGGTATTTTAAAATAATAAATGGGAGTCTGTATGTATGAGTTTGGAACTTCACAAAACCATCCAATATCGAGATTATCAACGCGAGGCAATGCAAGCTGTATTTGATTACCTTGTTAACAATCCAACAGGACACCCTTTAGTTTCAGCACCAGGAGGTTCTGGCAAAGCAGTGATGATAGCAGGCCAAATTTATGAATCTTTTAAGATGTTTCCTTATCTTAGAGTGCTTCAAATAGTTCATACACAAGAGTTAGTGGAACAAAATTATTTAAAATTACTCAAACTTTGGCACAATGCTCCAGCTGGTATTTATTGTGCGGGTTTAAACAGAAAAGATACTAACGATCCTATTATATTTGGTTCAATGTCTAGTATGGTTAACAACATTGAAGCTTTTGGATTTCGCAACCTTATACTGATAGACGAGAGCCATACGGTTTCGCCAGAAGAAGAAACATCATATCGCAAAATAATAGATGTTTTAACAGCAATCAATCCTAACTTGCGTGTTATTGGTTACAGCGCAACCAATTACCGTTTAGGGCAAGGCTGTTTAACAGACGGCGGTTTCTTTACAGATATTTGTTTTGATATTACAACAATCGAATGCTTTAACAGATTGATAGCTGAAGGATATTTAGCAGCACTTGTTCCTAGAAGAACTTCATTTGAACTTGATATATCTAATGTGGGTATGAGTAAAGGTGATTTTGCACAAGGCACATTACAAAAAGCTGTAGATAAGCAAGAAGTCACATTTGCAGCAATACGCGAAGCAATTGAATTAGGATTTGGCAGATTTTGCTGGCTAGTATTTGCTTCAGGCATTGAACATTGTGAACACATATCTGAAATATTAAATAGTTTTGGCATAGCAACATCTTTTATTCATTCTAAAATAACAAAAGATGAACGTAACAAAAGGTTAATAGCATTTAAAACAGGAGAGTTGCGATGTTTAGTAGGCTTCAGGGTTTTGACTACAGGTTTTGACCATCCTCCTATAGACTTTATAATTGATCTTTATCCAACCGTTTCTCCAGGGATGCATGTCCAAAAGTTATCAAGAGGAACACGACCTTACGATTGCAACAATCCAGAACAATATATCGAAGGATTTAATTATGTAAAGTTAAATTGTATCGCTGAAGGTGAATTAGTTTTGACCAATAAAGGCTTAGTTCCAATTGAGGAAGTTTCCCTTGACATGCTTTTGTGGGACGGCTATAACTGGGTTACGCATTGTGGTATTGTATTTAAGGGCGAACAGGAGACTATAACTTATGCAGGACTCACAGGAACAGAAGACCACAGGGTGTGGACCGAAGAAGGTTGGCAGACCTTGCGGCGGTGTGCCGATAAACAAATTGCCATCGCACAAACCGGAATTGCTGAACAAGAAATTCGGGAAATTGACTGTCATTTCGTCAGAGATATTCCGAAAAGGAAAGAACAACGTTGCTTATCTTTTGGTAAAATGCGATTGCGGATTGGAAGATATAAAGTCTTACAACAACGTTACAGAAGAAAAGGCTGGTTGTCGTACTTGTGGACATCCACGAAGAGTTCCGAAATGGTTGAACAATCGAACTATTTCAGCAAAACAAAGATGCACAAATCCAAACGATCTAGCTTACGAAAGATACGGAGCAAGGGGGATAGAGTTTCGATTCAAATCCTCAATAGAAATGGCTTTGTATATTCAAGAAACGTTAGGTTTGAACAGAAGCAAACAAATAGATCGGATAGACAACAACGGTCATTACGAGCCTGGAAATCTAAGATACTCAACAGCAGAACAAAATTTAGCACATACTCAAAAGGAAATGCGGAGTGCAGCACTTCATGCGTTCAGAGAGCAATATCCCGAAATAAAATATGCAGATTCTACTATGAGGACTTTTCTTTGGAAAGAAATGACTTTCAAAGAAATAGCGGAAAGATATTACCAATATTCAAAAAAACCAAAAGGCGTGTATGGGACATCGTTAACGCCGGACCCTTACATCGTTTCACTGTATCAGGAATCTTAGTTTCAAATTGCTTAGTTTTAGATTATTCTGGAAACACGAGACGGCTCGGGCCTATAAATGATGTGCTCAAACCTCGTAAAAAAGGTGAAAAAGTAGGTGAAGCGCCAATCAAAGTATGCGAAGCTTGTGGAATCTACAACCATAGCTCAGCTAGATATTGTGGCGGTAAACCATATCCTACCACAGAAGGTTGCGGAGCTGAGTTTGTATTCAAAACTAAATTAGTTCGTACAGCTGGAACAGATGAACTAATTGCAGGTGACGTACCCACAATAGAAATATTTGATGTTAACAGAGTGTTATATCACAAACATACCAAAATTGGTTCAAGTCCGTCACTCAAGGTTAGTTACTTTGTTGGCTTGCAAAGATACACAGAATGGATAGGTATTGAGGCAAAAGGATATGCTCACACGCGTGCGAAAAGTTGGTGGCAGCAGCGACATGCTTCGGATATTCCTGAAACAGTTGATGAAGCTTTGTTGTTCGTATCGCAGCTAAGAACGCCTAAAAGGATTCACGTAATTACAAGCAGTCAATATCCTGAGATAAGACAAGTTGAGTGGTAAACTAAAGGAGAACATGTGAAAAAGAAAACACCCGTCGAAGTAAAGTGGATGAAATTATCGCAAGATCATGATTATGCAGCTGCTGAAAACTACTTGTCGTTAGCATATTCTGAAGAAGATTCTGAGTTTTATGGTAACAAACTTAGAACTGCTAACATGACTTCATTCAAAGCTAAAGACATATTTCGAGCTTCCGGTCTTAGTCTGTTAGGCGTTAGCAATTCACATGTCAAAACTAATATCAAAAAGATAAATGCCGGAACTGCAATGTCACCTATCTTACTTGTTCGTGGACAAAACGATAAAGTTATTATTGCTGACGGCTATCATAGAATGTGCTCAGTTTATACATTTAATGAAGACATTTCAATACCCTGTAAAATTGTCTAAAGGAGACTTAAATGTCACATAGAGATGAAGCTTTGATAGTAAGTTATAGCGATGCTGTTGAATGGTTAGAACGTTACAAAGATACTATTACAGACTCTCAGGTTATAAAAGTCATTGAGCAACTTGAGACTGAGGAAAGAGAAGACTTGGAGGAAATTGCAGATCAACTTGATAGTTTGCAAGATAAATATGACGCTTTAGTTACCCTTAACAAAAAAGGCTTGTTAGATGATAAACTCTTGAAAGTTGCAACCGAATTGTTCAAGAGCATAAAGCCGAAATCATAGCCGCCGAACGTCGCGGCAGGGAGTCAATGAGGAACGATGCCGCAACAGCAACGATAAACGTTCTAAACAGTGAGCAGTGCAAATGCGATGCGTCTGTCAACTATGTGTGTGTGATGCTTGCTACGCGCTAGAATCAGCGTACAAAGCGATCATCGCAATCATCCTTGACTGTAAAAAGGAGGCTTAAAATGAAATTTTTAGCAGTAGGAGGGCCGTTGAACGGTCAAGTTGTTGAGCTTTCTGATAAGTCGCAATCAATGACAGTTAGCACTGAAACCAAAACATTCAATTACTTCAGAATAAATCTCGACAATGCGGCTGTCATGCAAGTTGACGGTGAAGCATGAATAGGACGGAAGCCGTGAAAGAATTGTCAAAAGAGTTGTGCAAGGAACTGACTAAAATACTTGACACGCAGCTCAGATCCTGTATAAATTGCATTCAATTTAATGGTCAAGACGAATTGTGTTGTAAGTTTAAAGCTAGACCGCCTGCTACTGTAATTGCTAGAGGTTGCCCTGATTGGGATTATAACGATACTCCGCTATAATGTTTGAAACAAACCTGCCCGGCTGTGGCTGTGGCTGTGGCGAAGGAGTGTGGCAGATGAGCAAAGATGAACTTGAATATTTGCTATAAAGGAGCGAGTTAACAATGAAATTATACAATAAATGCAATAAAGAGTTGATTTACCGGAACGAGCCGTAAAGCCCCGTCGTTCAGGGCGGGGAGGATGTCAATTTCCTGATAACGAATGGATATGTGCAAATAAAAAATGTAACAACTACGCACCTTTAACTTATACATCCAAAGATTTAAGCAACACTATTAGGAGGTAAACATGTGCAACAAATGTGATTGTGAAGCTGTAAGACTAATCAAAGAACGTGACGAACTGCGGGATAAACTATTTAACCTGCTTGCTATTATTCATAAAGACGGTGGACATTATTTAATGGAACACGGTATTGATAAAGCTGTAGCTGACGCTATAACTTTATCCGCTGAAAGAATTCATAATAACGTGACTGACTTTATTCCTGACAGCAGAGGCTACAATGGCCCGTCCTAAAAAGGTTAAAGTTGAAAATAGTGAAACTAAAGCGAATTCTAGCAATCTGATTGAAAAACTTGAATTTATATCGTTAGCACAAGTAAAAAAGGGCAATCCTATTCAAACCCATTGCGTTTTAAGCAATGGGTTTGCTTCAGCTACAGACGGTGTTATTTCAGCAGGTTGCCAAATTGAAGAGACTTTAGAATCTAACCCTTGCACATTTGATATGATAAACGCACTCAAAGAGTGCAAGTCTGAAACAAGTATAACTTGCATAGATGGTTATATTCTATTCAACTCAGGTAACTTTAAAGTCAAAGTTAATTCTTTAACAGAGCAAATGCCCACAATTATTGCTGACCCGATTTGTTTACATGTTGATAATAAATTCAAGGAGTGGTTTGAAATAGTTGCGCCTATCGTAGAACGCGATTCTCAGCGCCTAGCACTGTGTTCAGTCCATTTGAAATCAATGTCAATGGTTTCCACCAACAACAAGACAATCATTGAAGTATGGCATGGTGTTGACATTCCTTCTATGATTCTCCCTAAGCGATTCGTGTCCTCAATTATGAATTGCGACAAAACGCTTTCAGGCTTTGGCTACTCAGGAACAAGCTGTACGTTTCATTATTCAGACGGTTGTTGGATTAAGACTCAGCTTAGAAGTGAAGCTTATCCTAACACTGATGGAATACTAAACGCTAAGTCTAATCAAGAGCCAGTGCCTGAAAGTTTCTTTGAGGCATTAAAGTCAATTGAACCTTTTTCAAATTCAGGTAATGTATATTTTGAAAACGGCAGTTTGCAATCTCATAGGGATAAAATAGAAGGTGCTTCCTATGAAGTGCTTGGCGTTAGACATGGGCCGTGTTATAATATAAAAGAGTTGTTAAGGATTAAAGAATACATAACAGAGATAGATTTTTATAGTCAAAACTGTGCATATTTCTTCGGTCCTAATTTACGCGGGGTAGTAGCGGGAGTGAGAGGATGATAACAGCTAGAAACTATGCAGCGCAAGCTGAAATTGATTTACGCAAGCAAAGTATTGTCAAACAGCATTTTAATCCAGAATACTCAAAATGGGCGTTTGAGCTATCTCAAATAATCAATTTTTCACATCATTTCGCCATGCCTGATAATGGTCAAATATTAAATGACGGTTGGAAAGGTCTTAGCGGCCATGCCTTAAGATTACCATTTAATAAAATAACTGTAGAATTTGCGGTGTTTAATTGTCCGTTCACTAAAATAGTTCTTGTTTGTGAAAACAATTTATCAAAAAGCAATGTTATCTTAGGATTTTCTACTAGAGTTGTTGGCTTTATTGCATCTGAAAATTTATGGACTTTTGTACCAATGGGTATAGAAATTGAAGATCAAACAGTAAGTAACATTAAATTTGTAAAATACAAATTTATTAAACAGAACGACTTTGATAAAAGTAAATTATCAAAAGAACAACTTGAGGCTTTCTTGATAAGTTCTGCTCACGGAATCTTTGAATTCCTCGAAGCCCTCACCTGTCGTAATGTTTATATTCATTCGCTTGAACCTATAGACGAAAGCAAAAACAAGAAACGAGCAGCTAAAGGTAAACTACCACTTTACGAAACTAAAATATTAGTTGTCGATTCATCAGAAAAGACTGTAGATACAGAATGGAAAGGCGGTAAACACGCTTCGCCGCGACAGCATCTTAGAAGAGGTCACATTAGGCGCTACCCGACTTATAATATTTGGATAAATAACATGGTTGTTGGAAAGTCGGCTGATGGTAAGATTGAAAAATCTTATAGTGTGAAGTAATGCGCGGTGCGAATGATAAACATTATGTACAAAAGAAAGATAGTGCTCAGGAACTTTTATTTTCTGATGAAGAATTAATATCTATAAAAAAGCGAGTTAAAACCCTCACTATTCCAATGACGCGAACTGAACGCGGTTGGGAAGCATTCACTGAAACAAGTATTGTTGAAATTACAAACAATCAAACTACTGTCCTAGTTTTCGATTTAGAAATATTTCCGAATTATTTTTTAGCTGCTTTTAGATGTTTTCATACTAAGCGTGTAATATATTTTGAACTAACCCCTGAGAGCAAATTCGATATTCACTTGCTATTAAAAGTAATGCATAGATATTGTTTAGTAGGTTTTAATTCGCTTAACTTTGACTTGCCTTTGCTTTGGCTTTCTTTACAACCTGATGTTACAAACGAAACACTTTACAATGTTTGCGGTTTCATTATCAAAGGCAACATGCGCCCAAATGATATTGAAAAGATGTATAATTTCAAAATGGGTCAAATTAATCATATTGACCTTATTGAAGTTGCACCATTGAAAGCATCGTTGAAAACATATGGTGGACGCTTACATGCTCCTAGACTTCAAGATTTACCTTACGATCCTGATATGTTTTTGTCTAAGCCGCAATGCGTTGACGTTCTAAACTATTGTGTGAATGATCTTGAAGTAACTCATTTGTTGTTAAATGAATTATACCCACAATTAGAGTTGCGTCACAGACTAAGCCTTGACTTTAAGCAAGACCTTCGATCTAAATCGGATGCTCAGATTGCAGAAGCTGTTATAGGCGGTGAAATTACTAAAGTGTTAGGCTATCGTCCTAAACGTCCAAAGATTGAAGAAGGAACTACTTTTAAATATGAAATACCGGAATATATTAAATACAAAACGCCTCAATTGCAGCAAATGTACGAAATTGTAAAGAACGCTGATTTTGTAGTAAGAGATACCGGCAAAGTAGTCATGCCTGAAGAGATAAGTAAACTGAGAATGTCAATTGGCAGTTCGATCTACAAGATGGGCATAGGTGGCTTGCATAGTACAGAGAGTAGTGTTTCTCATAGAGCTACTGATTTAATCCTTTTGCTCGATAGAGACGTTGCTAGTTTTTATCCTAGAATAATTCTAAACCTTAGACTGTTTCCCAAACATCTCACTGAAGCTTTCCTTAAAGTTTATGAAAGTTTAGTCAATCAAAGACTAGATGCTAAAGCTAAAGCTAGTGATCTTAAAAAACAGTTAGAGGAACTAGAAAAGCTTTTTATAGAATTTGAAAAAGAGACTCAAAATAAACTAAATCAGTTAGCTGTAATTCCTAAAAATGAAATTCAAATAAAAGAACTTAAAACTTTATTGCTCGAATGCAAAACTGCTCAAGATTGTATTAAAATTTCTATAAACGGGGGCTTTGGTAAATTTGGTAGTAAATGGTCGTTGTTATTTGCTCCAGACTTAATGATTACTGTTACTATGACAGGACAACTATCATTGTTAATGTTAATAGAAATGATTGAACTTGTGGGTATTCCTGTAGTTTCTGGTAATACAGATGGAATTATAATAAAGTGTCCTGTAGAAAGATACGATGAACTAAATGCTATAATTGCAGAATGGGAAAAAATTACTAGATTTGAAACTGAAGAAACTCGTTACAAAGGTGTTTACTCAGCCGATGTAAATAATTATTTCGCAATTAAAGAAAAAGAATGTAAAGTTAAAGGTAGATATGCCGAAAGAGGGTCTGCGCTTAATAGTGTTTTATCTAAAAATCCTGAGAACTTAATTTGTTCAGACGCAATGATAGCATTGCTTACTGACGATATTCCGATTGAAAAAACAATTATAGAATGTAAAGATATAAGACGTTTTATAACTTTGCGACAAGTTAAAGGAGGTGCTGAAAAAGATGGAATTTATTTAGGTAAAACTGTAAGATATTACTACGGTAAAGGTGAAACTGGAACAATCAACTATGTTATGAATGGGAATAAAGTTGCTAATAGCGAAGGAGCTTTCCCAGCTATGGATTTACCTGAATCATTTCCTGACAATATAGATTATGACAAATATCTTCAACTTACTACGCAAATGCTATTTGACGTAGCCTATTACGAACGAGAACGCCAGATTACCTTCTTTTGACTAATCTGCCTAAAATTCAGGCTTTCGAGGATACCTTGTAGAGGGAGTTTATTATCAAGGGTAGACTAAGGTATACCTTGAAACAGAGCTTTCGCCGCGTTACCCGTTCAGATTGGCCCATTTTGATTTTCAGGCGTTCGCGCCAATCCGAAACACCCATAAAAGGAGCTTAAATGAAAAAGTCAGACCTGTTTCAATTGTTGCATAGCCTAAAAGCCGTATCGTCTTATTCAGGTGCTAAGTTTGCGTACACTGTTGCAAAGAACATTAAAACGCTCACTGAAGAATGTACTATACTTGAAAAGCTAATCGAACCTTCTGAAAGTTTTAAAGAGTACGAACAAAAACGCTCTTCTCTAGCTGCGTCTTTTGCTAATAAAAACGAAGACGGTTCGGCTAAAGTAAATGGCAATCAATACGAATTGTCTGAATATGCTCAAAAAGCTTTTGAAACAGAACTTGATAATGTGACTACAAACTACGTTGATGTGTTAAATGTTAGAAAGAAACAGCTTGATGAATTTAATATATTACTTGAGGAAGAAGCTAATATTACGCTGTGTAAGCTGAAAGAATCATCTCTTCCAGCCGACATTACAGGTGCCCATGTTCTAAGTATCATGGAAATCATTGAAGAGGGTTAAATGAGCCATAGCGGAGTATGGCTTGAAGTCTAAAGTGCCGCTGTAGGGCAAATTTGGAGGTCAAATATCCCGCTGATCTGCTTTATCGGCATTTCAGCGGGATATTTCATTTCAGAAGTTAAATTTAACACCATGTCGCAAGTTAGTACTAACAGCAACACTTTCGACACCTATGAAAATGCCTTGAGCTAAGGTTCTAGCCTTTGCAACTGCTATTTGACTTCCACCGAACAATAAAATTATTTCAGGTGCACCGTAAGCTATTAACGCTTCAGTAGCTATAGTTGCTCCAAAGTAATCGTTTACTTTACCTAGAGACGGATGAACACCAATTATAGGATTATACTCAAAGCATGTAGTTGAATTATTTGAAATGTATCTTGTCTGTGCCCAATCGGCGGCTGTAACTGTCGCAACAGCAACTTGATATAAAGCATCAGAAGTACTCCACGAATACATTTCGGAGGCTTGGTACTGCGTAACCGTCGCCATGAACGCAGCCAAAATCACCAATGCCACAATCCAAACTTTCATTACTTTGCCTCCTTTAGTGAACAATCACCGCTATTTCAGGCCGACCATCAGTCAGGATGCAGCGGATCCGCCCCACCGCGTCCAAATATTGCGTCATGTCGGCTTTCATTTGCTCTTTTGTGATAATCTTCCCGGAGACGCTATTCGCCGCACCCTCAACGGCTACGACGTAGCCTCCAACAAACGCCCCTGGCTCTGAGTTGCACGGTACCTTCCCTGAGTAGGCGATCCTATCAACCTTCTGCCGCTCGGCTTCCAGTTTCGCCTCGAATGTCGCGAGGTCGGTCTGGTACTGAGTCATGGCCGTAGCGTGGACTACCTCTGCCGCCTGTACCGCCGTTGCGTAGGTCACCTGATCAGAGGTGTGCTGGGCAGATGTCGTCTGCCATACAGTGAGTGCGGCTTGGTGGGCGGTTTCGGCTGCCGTGTGCACCGTCTGAGCGGCTACGCAAGACTGCTGCCAATCGGCAGTGCGGGCAGCAAAAGTCTCGGCGGTCTCTCCCTCCTGCTGCACCGGCTGCAAGGGGAGGGACAACACTGGCTCTGCCGGTTCTGCACCAGGATCGGCCACGCCAGTGTAGACAGGAGCTTGGTAAATCGGCTGTTCAGGCCTCTTGCCGATAGCGTCCTCATTTCCCCAGGTATCGCCGCCGACAAGGTTTGGAGAGGTCGATTTGACGCCGAAGGAAATAGCCTCGGTCCACTTGTCGGTTACTTGCCCGCTTGCATCAAAGCCGATTATCTGACCCTTTGGGACATTCCCGCAGGTTGCCGATTTAAGTTCGTATTCCGCATAGTCAGCACCGGAGGCGTTTATTGTGCCACCAGCATTGATAGAGCGCCCCGTAATGGAGTTCTTTGCAACGGTCATGACGGTAACAGCAGCATTTGGACTGCTTCCTGAACCGTTAAAAAATGTTGCTGATCCATAAGTCAGCCCAGATATGTTTAGTATAAAAGCCCCGTCTACCCCACCATCGTCACTTGCTATAGTGTTTCTTGTACCACTCGATACTCCAACAAGCAAAAAGCCACTTACCGTTTCGTTACCTGTAACCGCCAGCGCCCCCGTAGCAAAAGCCTGACCAGAGCCGGGGCCGGCAACAGGACAAAGCGCCGTGCTGGTGCCAGGAAAAGTTATCGTGGTGCCGTCTGTGCCAGCCAGGGTGATGGAGTTGGTCACTGCGAGGGTTTTGGACGTGGTGCCGCCAGCGATGGAGAAGCCTGTGGTGAGCGCCGTCATAGGTGCTTTAGCGTCCACAGATGCCTGAAGGTTAGCAAAGTTCTGGTCAATAGACGCAACGTCATGGGGGCCGTAGCTCTGCACATCGCTGCCGGTGGATACTGAGGGTTTCGTTCCGACGAAAATGGTTTTAGTAGACATGTAATATTTCTCCTTGACAAAGTTATGTTGCTAGGTTAGAGTTGCTAAAATTAAATAACAGGAGGCTGCTATGAAACGTTTAATGTTGATTTGTGCTATGCTGGTTGTTGCTGGTTGTGGTGATCCTAATTACGTCGAACCTCTGACAAGTGCCCAAATGCACGCAAATGCTCAAAAATGTTTAGACATATCAATAGGTTTGATAGTTCCTACCGATGATGATTTGAAAACCTTAGACATTTCACCCGCTAAACCGGACGGTGTAATTGATATGGCTGATGCATTGGTTTGGTTGCAAATATCTGAAAAATAAATCATCCTAACACTGACCAAACGACACCGTTATACCCTTTAAACTGATGGGTTACACTATTATAATACATAGCACCTTCTACACAGTTTGAACCTGTAGGATCGGAGCTAAGGCTACCTAGTAAAATCGAACCGGCATAACCAGCGCCGACTTCTGCTCCAAATTTACCACCGGACAATACAGCACCTGCGCCGTTTGTTCCACCTGTAGCCCACATTCCTGCTAAGTCACCATGACTTAATATTCCGATAAAAACTGTGTTGACATATATACAACCTGTAATACTGCTAGCAGCTTGTATTGTTACAGCAGGCGAAGCTCCTACGCCAGCTTCGTAAAAATTGAAAGTATCTGTAGAAGTATCTATTTCTATTCGTTGAACGCTGGTAGACGCTTTCGTTTTAATACCAACTGCCGTCAAATCACCTGTTGTAATGCTATTCGCGTCTATTGCCACAGCGTTGACTTGTGCAGCAGTCAGAGTTCCAGTATATATCCAGTTGCTTCCTATGTTAGTAGGTGTAGCTGCATTTAAAGGCATTGCACTTAAACTTGTCAATGTTACTTTACTGTTATCAACAACAATATCAGCAGTGCCAACTCCAACTAACTTACCATTTACATCAATAGTAACCATTTGATTACTTACAGTAGTTGAATTTCCTGTTCCTATTCCCTGAATATTACCACTGCCGTCTACAGTGATTGCATTATTTAACAAACTAACTGAAGGAGAAGAACCAGCAGTTGCAATATTTCTGGGCAACGAACTTATTCCAGAGTAAGTAGATGTACCAGCAGCAGTTGTGATTTGTCCTTGTAAAGTCGAATCGCTATTAAGGATAGCAGTCCCAGCAGTTACGGCAGCTGAAATATTAGACGGCACGCTTGAAAGATTAGTTCCCCAAACAGCGCCTACTGTTGCGTTATCAGAAGGCTTGCCTGTACCGCTTACTCCACTCCACAGCGATGTGCCGCCTAAATTTGCCCCATCTGTGACCTGCGTAGTATTAGTAACATAATTAGCTGTTATTTGCCAAGCACTAGAAACTCTTGCTTTCCATACGTTAGGGTTAACGGACGTATCGCACCATAAATCACCATCTGTTGGAGAACTAGGTGCTGAAGAACTATAGGTTACTGTATTTTTAGTAGCCCCTGCCGCAATACCACTTAATTTAGTAGATGCACTTGAATCTACATCGCTTAAAGCAGCGCCTAACTTACTAACACTAGCCCAACTAATAGTCGCGTCGGGTGCCATAAATATATTACTTCCGATCAGCAAAGTGGATGTATCTATAGCAGTTGCTGTAATGCTTCCATCTATAATTAAATCAGCACCATTTATACCAATAGTTCTTAGTCCATTTACATTACCAATAGCAAATACAGGAACACCGGCTAGCAATTCAGCACTATTGCCCACACTAAATGTATCTGAATCCACTTCAACTGTTGATTTAGTGTGGGTATCGTCCGTCCATCCTATCGCTAATCCCGGCCCTGCTGTTCCATTTGCGTTTAATTTTAGTCCTATCATATCTGACAAGATAGTGACTTGACCTGCTAAAGCACCTGCTGCTGAAGTTGCAGTTAAAGTAATTGCTGCATTCACACCACTAATGTCAATTTCAGCAGTATTCATACGACCTGTTAACGAATCTATCATTGAGGATTGCAATTGAATAACACTATTAGCAGCGTCTGCTTTTATGGTTGTTAAAGATAGTCTAGCATTCATTCCAACTGGAATATCTGAAACGTTAAAGATAGCAGCTGAATTACTCGCAGCCAAAGCACTGAAAGCAGGCGGTCCTAAAATATATTCCGACTGAATAGTAACTGATCCGTTAGCTGCATTTGCTAAAACATATGCTGACGAAGTAGTTGAACTTTGTGCAGCGTTTTTACCAGCGGTACTAATTGCATTCAATAAAGCAGTTCTTGATGTATAATAATTACTGAAGTAGGTTCTAAAATCACTACCTACAATGGTATCAGTTGAAGTTAACGTAGCCAATAATGGTGTTATATAACTACTTAAAGCTGTGTAATACAAATCATAAGAAGTACTACTAACACTAAAAGCAGAAGCTTCCGCATCGATGTTTGACTTTTCAGCAACAATAACATTCCATATATTTAACGTTGCTGATTTTTCACTAGGAGTTAATTTATCATCATTTGCAATGTCAGCCAGTAAATTATTTGCAGTTAAAGCACTACTTGCCGCACTGGTAGCTGTTCCTTGTGCTGCATCAGCGGCTGCTTTAGCTACAGTTGATATTTTATTGAGTAGCGTTTGCCTTGTGGAATAAACATTAGCAAAGTTAGTTCTAAAAGTTGTTCCTACAATAACAACATCTGTACCTGGAATTGTGTTCCATCCTGTCAAAATACCTAAATAAGTAGTTAACGTACTAACAGCACTATCATAAGCGGTCTTTTCCGTAGTAATTGCGAATGATGTTGCTTGTGCATCAATTCCAGATTGCTCATTTATAATATTAGTATAATCGAGTAAAACAGCAGGTTTTTCACCAGCACTTAACATGTTATCGGACGCTATGTTGGATAATTCGATATTGGCTGTATTAGCAGAAGACTGTGCCGTAGCCGCATTAGCTACTGCTGTGTTTGCAGTACTCTGAGCAGCAGCAGCATTAGTTGTCGCTGTGTTAGCTTGGGCTTGTGCCGCATTAGCTAAACTCTTAGCCGATAATGCCGCTGCATTTAAAATATCAGTTCTGTCATTATAATAGTTAGCAAAATACCTTCTAAAGGTACTTCCAATTATGTTTGATGTTGTTGTTAAATCTGACAACAAAGGTGTTATATAAGATGAAAGTGCTGAATAGTCTGTATCGTAAGTTGTAGTGCTAAGCGAATAGCTAGCAGCCAACGTGTCAAAACCTGATTTCTCAGCAACAATAATGTTCCATTCATTGAGTACTTGTGACTTTTCAACAGGAGTGAGTTTGTTGTCGTTAGCTATGTCAGCCAAAAGACTATTTGCTGTTGCCGCATTTGCTGTAGCGGTAGCCGCATTTGTTACTGCTGTTGTTGCCGTAGACTGAGCAGCTGTGGCAGCGGCTTGCGCCGCAGCTGCATTTGCGATACCAGTAGCGGCTGTTGCTGCTACAGCATCAACTGAAGTAACGCTAGCTGATAATAAAATAGCAGCGTTAGCACCATCTATATTAACTTCAGCATTGCTTACTCTACCTGTTAAAGAATCTATCATCGACGCTTGTAAAGCAATAGTAGCAATAGCAGAATCTGCTTTTATTGTAGTGCTGGATATTCTAGTGTTAATACCAGGAGGTAAATCAGCAATCGTCATAATAGACGCGCTATTCTTTGCAGCTGTGCTAAGAAATGCTAGCGGCCCGGTAATCGTTTGATTGCTCAGGGTGATTGCACTTGCATTTTGGCTAATATTTGACTCAGCTGTTACCAGTCGCCCAGTAGACGCTACCAGCGTCCAATGTGCCCCGTCAGAGGCAGGTAACGTGCCTGTAGGGGGTAAGGGTAGGGTCGCCGAGCACTGGTACTGCAACGTCGCGTGCGTCGTCGGATCAGTCACTACAACGTTAGTGCCTGTTGAGTATCTGACGGTAGGGTCAAATTCTTCACCACCAAGAAACGCAACCGTAGTCGCAGTAACTTTGCTGTTTATATTAGATGCAGTTTGAGCAACAGCACTTGTAGCAGCAACTAAATTTCCAACTTCAGTATTATAAGTGGTAGTGCTAACAGTAGTCGCTATTTCACTATTTAAAGTAACAACGTTAGCTTGAATAGAAGAAATTAAAGTTGATATATTGGAAGCAGATACCCAATAAGTTGGATTAGTTGGATTAATACCTGCTGTTGTAGCTAATATACATTGATAAACATTTCCGTCAGAATATCTAACATACTGATTTAACGAATACGCTATAGTAGGATCATAATTATTAGTAAGTAGTCCAGCTACAGTAGCATTTAATGTAGTTAAATTAGAATTAGCACTTGCTATTGCAGCAGCTACATTAGCAACTTGCGAACCTTGCGTAATCACGCCAGATGCTGCACGCTGCAATCCTGTGAGCGTACTAGCTGCTGCTGAAGACAATGCAGCAGCAGAAGTAAATGCAGGCGAGCCTGTATCTAACAATTGCAACATAGGTATTGCACCAGCCAAGTAAGCAGTTAGACTAGGCGAAGTTATACCTGCATTCAATAAAGTTAAAACAGCCGAAGGATCAGAAACACTAATTTCTAACACACCAGAAGTAGCACCTGACGGATACCAAGCTGAGTTTTCAGCATAAACGTTTACAGTTCTAGCCCAATAGTAACGTGAAGCTGCATTACCCAATCCAGTGTGAGTAAACTTGCCGTTTCTAGTAATACCTATTAATGAAGCACTAGCCCTATTATTTGTAGTAGCAGCCCAAATCTCGCAATAATTAATGTCGGCAGTATTAGCATAAGTAACAACTAAATCAATACCCTGAAGAATAGGTGTTCCGCTAATAGCCGTAGGTGCAGCCGCTCCAGATATAGTTATGCTAGTCGAAGTGGCTGAAACTGAAAATATACCAGTTGTGTTAACAGCTTTTATTAAGTAATTAATAGTACCAGAATGTGAAGGAACATAAGAAAAAGAATTAGCTGTGTAGTTCTGTATCAATACAGCATTACCACTTCCCCAGGTATTTCCTATTTGTATCTCGTAAACATCAACATCAGCCTCAGTCAACGGAGTCCAAGCTAACAAAATTTGTCCTTTAGCTAAAGTTGCAGAAAACCCACTAACATTAGCAGGCCCGTCTGTTTTACCTGTAACAGTATAAGCAACTGTAAAAGGAGCACTTACAGCACCTATTCCATTCACAGCTTGCAAAGTAAACGTATAAGCACCGGGCGTTAGATCGTCAAATACATAGGAATTACCCACAATATTACCACCCGCAGCAACATTGTTTAATAATAAGCGATATGTTATTGATGAATCTGCTATAGCATTCCAATCAAGTGTTACTTTAGTTAAAATTATAGACGGAGTATTAGTTGAGTATAAAGTTTCTGCAACTTTAAGACCTGTTGGTGTGGCTACATTCCAAGGGCTAGGTAGATTTGTATTAGGCGCATAACTAATAGGCGATTGGTTTGCAGGATCAAATATATAAGAATCAGATGATTCTTGCTGCATTACCAAATCTATACCCGCTCCGTCAGCTCCCATTTTCCAATTTATAACTCTAAATTCAGCATCAACTAAACCTAGCAATGCTATAGAGACAGTAACTATGTCGTTAACATTTATAGGCAAAGCTGTATATTTAGCAGGAAAATCAATTATCATACCTTGTCTAGCTCGTTTTAAAGTCAACAACGCTGTGCGCTGAGCTTCAAATGGGTCATTAGTAAAAGGCATTTCAACATTACGTATGAGCTGACCTGTATAAATCCAATTGCCATCAACTAGATTTGCAGTACCACCGTCTTGAATAACCCAAGACGAATTAGTCTGAGGTATAAAGTTTGTAGCTTGATAATACTGATTAGGATCATAATAAGTACCAGTCACAGTATTAAACAAATCTTGCTTTCCAACTCTTGGATGCAAAGTAATAGCATCTCTTAAATCAGATTCTGTCAAATTCCAAACTGGAGAACTATAAGCACCTGCAAAAATTCTATATAAACCTCCTGTCCATACGACACTACCTGCACCAGCAGAACATATATTGGTCAAAATATCCATCGGGGTGTTACCCGTATCGATGGTTCCATTGCATGTATATCTAGCTTGATAATAGTTACTTAACGTTTTGAAAGAAGTATAAGTAGGCCCACCAACTTGCAATTGTTCGTCTGAAATATTAGCAGCCGCAATCCAAGCAGCAGAATCTAGTTCAGCTTGCGGTGCGTTCAAACCAAGAGGACTTGTTATATAGTCAGCTACGCATAAAGCCCAGTTAGTACTATAGCCAACCGGATTAGCAGAACCTGTTCCGCTACCAACACCAGTTGCTGTGAACAACTCGTTTGCACCAATGCGTCCTATTGAAGTAAAATTAGTAGTGCCTATAGTGTTTATAGCATACTGTTGTCCTATGACAAACGAACCTGCATTAACAGTTCTAGGATCATATATATCATTTTTACCTTTAATAATAGCCGAAATGTTAGGAATACCCGTTTGCCATAAAGCAGGATTATAAGTCAACATTACATATATGTATGTAACACCTGTAAGCTTATGAGCACTTGTCCAATAATCAGGGCAATTGGTTATCAATGTAGCATCAGCAACTTGGTCTAAGGTTCCTAAGTGTCTATTT